CTATGACGAGGCCAACCCGATGGTGGCAGAACTGGCGGAAACTCTCGCTGTACTGGCGGAGGTCTACCCGATGTTGTCAATCCTCGTGCCGTCGAACGTGGAATACCAGCACAACGCTGTTGACAAGGTGACCGAATACGTGGTTATGTGCGACAACATCCAGAACACGAATCAGGCAGCACGCGCTGCTGCCTGATACCGCAAACCAAAAGGAGGACCATCATGTTTTTTCCCAACAATGTTTCCGACCAGAGTATTTCTGTTTTCTTCAATGGCCGCATGTGCAGCATCCCTGCATCTGATCCCAACTTCAAGGCTCTGTCCGAGCATCTGAAAGAGGCAGAGCATTCGTATGCCGTCATTGAAAATCTGGTCGACAAGCCGAAGATGATCGCACGCCTGACCGAAGGTCTCGTCACCGTGGTCGGATCGACTGTCTACTACGAGGGCACGCCGGTTCACAGCACCATGGCCTATCGCCTTCTGGACATTCTCAACGCAGGGCAGAATGCCAAGGTCTGGGCGCGGTTCATCGAACGTGTCATGGCGAACCCGTCCGACCGGTCGCGCAAGTGCCTGTACGACTTCCTGAACGTGTGGAAGGCACCTCTCACCGAAGACGGCTGCTTCATCGCCTTCAAGCGTGTCCGGGCGGACTACAAGGACATCCATTCCGGCACCTTCGACAACAGCCCCGGAAACACAATCTCGATGGACCGTTCCAAGGTCAACGACGATCCGGATGTGTACTGTTCGTACGGTCTCCATGTCGCTGCGTCCAGCTATCTCGGGCACTTCGCAACAGCTTATGAGAACCGTACGCTGGCGTGCAAAGTCGATCCCGCAGACGTCGTCGCCGTCCCCGGTGACTACGGCTTCTCCAAGATGCGTGTATGCAAGTACATCGTTCTGGGCGACGCCGAAGAGTCCTTCTACAACAACGCCGAGGCGTCCCCGGTCTATCAACCGAAGAAAGAGCCAGTAGAACTCGATTCTTGGGGTGAACCGGTCGAGTACGAGGACGAAGACGACATCCCCTACTGTGCCATGTGCGGAAGCTGCGAGGTCGACTCCGAGGATGAATGGTGTGACTCCTGCGAACAAGAGGAAGAAGACGAACGTCAGGAAGCGTTCGACGCTGAATGTGCAGAAATGGAGCGGCAAGACACCATCGCAGAAACCGGCGTCACCCCTGACGGGGTTCTGGTCGACGAGGCCCGCGCCGAGGCCTACGAGGCTGAACAGGAACAGACCTTCGAACGCGCTGGGAAGACCTACACACAGGCCCAGATCACCGAGGGCGGCAACAAGGGGGGCCAGCGCGGATACAGCGGCATGACAGGCGTCCCGCGCACGCTGCAGGACTGGATCGCTAAGTTCAAGTAAGCGATCCATCTTTAACGAGTATAGGGGCCGCAGATGCGGCCCCTTTTTACTTGTGAAACGAAAACGAATCTGCTAATGAATACAGGCAGACCACAGAATAAGGAGCAGAAATGCCACACATTCCATACAATTTCGAGACCATGTCTCTGGTTTCCCTGCGTGCAGCACTCGCTGCACCGACCGGAGATTTCTTTTCGGACGCAATCGTTGCAGCCGCAATGAAACGATTCGATGTCAAACTGAACCCGAGGAAAAAAGCATGACCCCGTTTATCAAGTTCCCCTCCCTCGAAAGCTTCGGTCACGTGTGGCGCAACAACAACGCCATGATGGGCGGGCCAGTCGTGCGCTACCGTCCAAAGATCAAGCTGCATGGCACCAACGCCGCCATTCGGTGCACACAGAATCAGACGTTTGGACAGAAGCGGACATCCGATGTGACTGTCGAGGAAGACAACGCAGGGTTCGCTCGCTGGTTGGAGCCGTTCAAGCCGATCTGGGACTTGGATACGGACCTCCTGCGCATTGAGCACTGCACATTCTTCGGCGAATGGGCTGGCCCCGGCGTTCAAAAAGGAGACGCTGTTGCAAATATACCACACAAGATGTTCTTCATCTTCGCTGCACAGATCGACGACGAAATGGTGGTCGATCCGGACTGGATCGAATCCATGCTTCCAGTGCTGCGCGAACTGCCTGCAATCGCTCTGGACGACGTTGTCGTTCTGCCGTGGGCTGGTCCTGAGGTCGTGGTAGATTTCTCTGACCCGGACGAGGCCGACAAGATCGCTGCCCGCCTGACGGCGGAGGCAGAAGCTATCGGTGAAATGGACCCGTTCATCAAGGACATGTTCGAAATCGCTGGACCGGGCGAGGGTGTCGTCATGACACCAATTTATGAAAGCGTCTCTGGGGAGAGTGCGCCGCGCGACTGGTACTCTCGCTACGTGTTCAAGGTGAAGTGTGAACGCCATGGGGAAAAGAAGGCCACAGCAGCGTCTCGCCGTGTCGCTATTCCTGAGGGTGCCAAGGAGTTCGTCGAGATGTTCGTGACAGAGTCCCGGTGCCGTCAGGCACTCATGGAAGGCTGTGACGGCATCGCAGAGAAGCCACGCACCCCGGACTTCCTCAAGTGGATCGGTGGTGACATCCAGAAGGAGAGTGAAGTCGAGCTTCTGGAAGCTGGTCTGGAGTGGAAACAGGTCGCCAAGCTCGTGAACAACGCCGCAGTGCGATGGTTCCACACAGAGTGCACACGTCCAATGGGAGATATGAATGGCACATGAAGAGTTCCGACAGCACGGCAGCGCAGACAAATCGCTCGCCCACCTGATCGAGGAAGCAGGCGAAGTCGTCGCCGCCGCAGGTAAGACCCTGCGGTTTGGGCTGGGAAGTGTTAACCCATATCTCCCGCCCGAGCAGCAGGAGACTAATGAAGAATGGCTGAAAGGCGAGGTCAGAGACCTTGAACTAGCCATCAAGAAGCTGCGAATCGAAATGGGTTGGAATGCCAAAATTTGACCGAGTAGACGGCGTTTTCGTCGTCACCCACATCACCTATGAAGAGCGCCTGATCTTCCAGCGTAACGGCTGGTCGGTCAAACTCGTTGACGGGAAGAAACGCTGGACAACCACCAGTGTTGAGAAAGCGCGCGCCTTGAGGGAACACGCTGTAGGTGAAGCTGCTGAACACCTAGACAACTTCGAGTTGATCAGGAACGCCAAGGTCGAGGCGTCATGGGCCGAGGACAGCGACGTAGACGTTCCAGCGCCGGAAGGACTGACCTACATGCCTTTCCAGCGGGCAGGCATTGCCTACGCCATGGATCGCCCCCGCACACTCGTAGCCGACCCTCCGGGATTGGGAAAAACGATTCAGGCGATTGGCACACACAATGCCCGAAAGTGTAACAAAGTTCTGGTGGTTTGCCCTGCGTCGTTGAAAGTCAACTGGTCGCGGGAGTGGAGACGATGGGACGTGCATGGGCTTACCGTTGGTATCGCTATGTCGGTACCCAAGCGGGAACCGCTCTATGATGAAGACGGTGAGCGTCTGCGGGATCACAATGATCGTCCCGCCTACCGAGGATGGACAGAGCACAACTGGCCTGATACCGACGTAGTGATCGTCAACTACGACATGTTGATTGCCTTCGACGAAGAAATCAAAGCTCAGAAATGGGACATGGCTATCTACGACGAGGCCCACCTGTTGAAAACGGCAACGGCAATACGCACAATTTGTGTGTTCGGTGGGAAGAAAAAGCAGCGCAAGCAGGACGGCAAAGTGGTTGAAAAGGCTCGGACCTTGCAACCTATAGTTGCGTCCAGACACCTGTACCTGACCGGCACGCCGATCCTCTCAAAGCCTGTCGAATTGTGGACTCTTCTGAAAGCCTGTGATCCTAAGGGATTGGGAAAGAACTGGGAGAGGTTCGTCTATCAATACTGTGGTGCGTACGAGGAATTCATTGGAGACAATGAAAAGATCGTCACGGATGGTTCCTCCAATCTGGATGAATTGAACAGGTTCATGCGTGAGCGCTTTATGGTGCGCCGCGACAAACAGGCTGTCCTCAAGGAACTGCCACCGAAGACCCGCGAATTGATCATGCTGCCGAAGGACAAGCTTGAGACCCCGATCAAAAAAGAGAAGACCAGAGTAGAAAAAGCCCTAGAGGCGTTTGAAGGCATGCTGGGCGTCGATAGCTCTGCGGGGGGCTTCCGCTACATCGACACCATAGAAGCTATCTCAGCGAAGCTGTCAGCCGCTCTGGAAGCACAGGACAGCGAAGAGCCTGACTGGAACGCTGCCGTCAAGACAATGTCGGAGCCGGAACAGATCGCGTTCACCGAATTGTCAGAGGCACGGGAAGAGGTTGCACTCGCGAAGGTGGGCCTCGTTACCGAGCACGTCAAGAAACTGGTCGAGTGTGACGAACCGGTGATCCTGTTTGCCTATCACAAATCTGTGATCGAAGAACTGAAAGAGCGGCTTGAGAAATCTGGCATCCGTGTCGGAATTGTCACAGGTAAGGTTCCACCGAAGAAGAGGCAGGTGATAGTCGACTCGTTCCAGAACGGGGAAATCGACGTGATCATCGGGAACATCCTAGCGATGGGGGTTGGGTTCACTCTGACACGTGCACGTTTCGTGGTATTCGCGGAGCTTGACTGGGTGCCTGCGATGATCGAACAGGCAGAGGACAGAGCATGGCGGCACGGACAAGACTGCGCCGTTATCGTCCAGCACCTCGTGGTTGATGGGTCGATTGAAGCACGCATGGCGATTGCCTTGCTGGTCAAGATGGGCGTTATTTATGAAGCTCTGGACGGAGATTACAGTTGACATTCCCGTGGATACCAACTAAACCAGTCAACACACATATAGGAAACCACATGAACGATGTAGACCGAGGCCCTTGGGTCACAACGCGAAGCGGCGGGAAGTTCTTTCTGAATGATCCGCGCCCGGAAGATTTCAACATCATGGATATGGCTGCAGGTATTTCCAAAGACTGCCGGTATGGGGGCCAGTTGTCTGAGCAATACGACGACGAAATTTACAGCGTCGCACAGCACAGCGTCTACGTGCACAATCTGATACACTTCCTCGCTCCCCCGGAACAAGCGAGACGCGCTGCGCCGTGGGCTATCATGCATGACGCGATAGAAGGAATCTACGGTGATATGGTATCGCCGCAGAAGTCCATCACACCCTCTTACGTCGAACGTGAAGAGCGGGCAGAAGCTGCACTTATTCAGAGGTACATGATTCCGGCGGATGCCGAAGTCCGCGCTCTGGTGCATCGAGCAGACAAGATGGTATCTGTCATGGAAGCCGACGTTCTCTGTGCTGGCTCCACAGACATCTGGCACAGATCGGAAGACCCTATCATGCCCCTTCTTGACCTAGATCGTGACTTCGAATGCTGGCGACCAAAGCGTGCACGCGACGCATTCATCGACGTTGCTGTCGGTGTTCTCGGAAAATCAATCCTGAACTTAGGAAATACAATGCCCACACACCTGAACCTCCGGTACGCTGAAATCGAATCAGTATGGCCCGGTGTCGAAGCTCTGCAAGACCTCGCAGATCAATACGGAATCCCCGACGTGTTCCAAGACGCGGGAGGAAAGATGCTGCAGCTTGCCGTAGCCACTGGTCTCGACCTTATCCCCGGACGTACAGGACCGGACGCGCGGGACCGAATGGGAAACCTTTATGAGGTGAAGACCGTTGACCTGTCAAACAAGACAAAAGGCGGTTTTACGACAAACCACCACTTGACGAGGGACACCATCAGCCGCTATCGTAGCCGCAGATGGGTGTTTGCCATCTATGAGAGAATCACTCTTATGGAGGCGTATCTGGTCGAAGCCACAGACCTCGATCCAATCTTCCGTAAATGGGAGTTTGATCTTCGATCCAAAGACCACATCAACAACCCGAAGATTTCCTCTGAGTACATCCGGGAGGTGGGTACCGTGATGTACATGAAAGACGTCGCCCCCGCATGGATGCCTGAGAAGAGGGAGGGTTCCTGATGCGATACTTTATGATTGGGGTTGTGTCCGTGGCGTTTCTATGTCTACTGTCCGTCGCAGCGAGCGGTGCTGAGCGGGAGTTCGATGTCTACTGCAAAGACCTAGAATCTGCTGCGGGGTATGCAGAAGGCCTTTACAGGCAAGATGCTGTAGAGCTAAACTACATCATCGAGTCCGAAATGTGTGGGTTCTTTTCGGACCACTTCGGCGGGAGCCTTGCTCGCGGAGAAGTGATGAAGACGAAAGTTCTTGGTGACACAGGATACGTCGCCGAGTATATTCGGTTTCCGAACAACATCAAAGTGATCACCGTAACCCGTGAAGGGCTGTAATATGCCGTGGAAGCGCCTGCTGTACGATGTCGAAACCGATGGCCTGTTGCCGGAACATGTGGAACCTCCGTTCTGCATGACCCGGATACACAGCCTTGCGATCAAGTGCCTTGAGACGGGCCGCAAGCGCTCGTTCGTTAACGACGACTACTTCCCGATTGCGCAGGAAGACCTTGACGCTCTGGCGGAGCTTGGCCACACCAATATCGAGAAGTTGAGTGTTGGCATTGCCCTGCTGGAAGAGGCCGACTACATCACCGGGCACAACATCATCGACTTCGACGAGAATGCGATGGTGATACAGAAGGCCGACTATGGTCACGATGCCGTGATCAGCGACACTCTGGTCATGTGCCGAATGGTGTTCGCCGACATCAAGGAATCTGACTTCCGGAATGCCGCGAAGGGCAAGCTTGAGGGACGCCTGATCGGTTCGCAAGGCCTTGAAGCTTGGGGACAACGCCTCGGGCTGCACAAGGGCGACTACAAAAAAGACCGCGAGAATGAGTTGAAAGAACAGCACAAGGAAGCTGGTCTGCCTGCACCCACGAAAGAAGAACTGCACCACTACGTCTGGGGCACTTGGAACGTGGCGATGCACGACTACATGATTCTCGACGTCGATGTCAACCACATGCTGTGGGACAAGATTCAGGCATTCGACTGGTCGCTTGAGGCGATCCAGATGGAGCATGAAATTCACGCGCTGATGGTACAGCAGGAACGGAACGGGTTCCAGTTCAACGTCGAACAGGCGTGTCTTCTGGCGGACCATCTGCGGGCCGAATACGACCGGTTGGCGGAAGAGGCTGTTGCCCAGATCGGTCGCTGGTATCGTCCTGCCAAGCGGCACATGGACGATTTCAATGCTGAGCACGGTGAGAGCAAGGAACGCAGGACTTGGGGTGATCTGACATACCCAAAGCGCTCCATGTCCTATGCCAAGGCCAACGCCAAATACTGTGCCGAAGGAGACTACCGAAAGCTGCGCGCAGACACAGCGGAAGGCGCGCCGTTCGTGAAGGTCGAGTTGAAGGAATTCAATCCGAACAGCCGTCAACAGATCGTTGAACGGATGCAGACCCTGTATGGCTGGGAGCCGCAGGACTTCACGGAAAAGGGGTCGGCACGTGTCGATGATGAAATACTTCGTGAACTGGCATCTGAAATCCCACTGGCTGAAAAGCTCGCTGAACTGTTCTTCTACAAGAAGCGGCTTGGACAGGTAGCGGACGGACAGAACGGCTGGCTCAAGCTGGTACGCCCTGACGGGCGCATACACGGTCGCGTCAACGTCGGCGGTACCGTGTCAGGCCGCGCCACCCACGCGGCACCAAACGTCTCTCAGGTGCCCGGTGTGAACGCTGTGGAATTCAAGGACTTCGATAAGGGTGAGGCCTACGTCACTGAATGGTCGACCCTTGTAAACTTCTGCAACCTGCCCTATGTGGTGGAGTCGAAGTGGAAGGACAAGAAAGGCGAGTGGGCAATTCTGATGCGAGGCCGAGAGGGCGGATTCGGATGGGACTGCCGCGAGCTATTCATCGTTCCGCAAGGGTACAAGTTGGTCGGTTGCGACCTTTCCGGCATCGAGTTTCGGTGTCTCGCCAACCTCGTGTTCCCGTTTGACGATGGGGAAATGATTGATGTCGTTCTCAACGGTGACATCCACCAGAAGAACGCAGACATTGCCGGTATCTCTCGGTCGGTGGCGAAGCGCCTGCTGTACGCTGCGATGTATGGTGGCGGAGACGCTAAGCTTGGTTCTATCGTCGAGCCGTTCGCGTCTGAGGCGCGTCAGCGCACCATCGGCGGACAGCTTCGTACGGCCCTGATGGCAGCTATGCCCGCTCTTGCGAAAGCGATCAAGGAAATCAAGCGGGAGAAGCGCAGGTCGCGTGGAACAATCCGTGGCCTCGACGGTCGTCGTCTGTACGTCCGTTCCGACCACGCTGCACTCAACCTGCGGCTGCAATCTGACGGTGCACTCATCGCCAAGAAGTGGCTGCTGATCATCGAAGACCTGTTCTATGATGAAGGCTGGGAGCACGGCGACGGCAAGGAATACTTCATGTGTTCGTGGTCTCACGATGAGACGCAGATCGCCGTCCGTGAAGACCTCGCAGAGCGCGCTGCCGAGTTGATGGAGCTTGCCGCTCCGATGGCTGGGGATCACTTCAACTTCAAATGCCCGGTTGCAGCCGAGAGCAAAATCGGGGAAAATTGGGCTGTGACTCACTAAGGAGAAACCATCGTGGCGATACCATTCAAAGAGTTTCTTCGGCGGGCGAATGTTGCCCATGGAGACTTGTATGAATACGATGAAACTAGCTACGGTGGATCAGCATCCATCGTAGCTATAACGTGTAAAATTCACGGGGAGTTCTCACAGCAAGCATACGCACATACAAGGGGACAAGGATGCCCGAAGTGTAAGGGAGATAGAATCTCTAAGGCAAAGACTCCGCCGTTCTCCGCCGTTTTGGCGAATATGCGGGAGGTTCATGGTAATACTTTTGAGTATGATTCCTCTAGCTATTCAAATGTCAGTACGAAAATGAAGATATTTTGTAATCAACATGGGTGGTTCGACCAATCACCTGAGAAGCATAAATTGGCAACTACTCCATGCCCCGGATGTCTCGGGAGAAATAGAATAGGAATGTATCGTAATTCCTCAGAAGACTTGGTTACACGGGCAAAAGATGTGCACGGAGATGTGTATGAGTACCATGCTGAAACTATTGGGGCGTATAAGTCCAACATGGCAGTAACATGCCAGAAGCATGGAGTATTTTTACAGACTCCAGATAAGCACATAGGACGTGGAGATGGGTGCCCAAAGTGCTCAAACAGAGTAAAATCTCACGCAGAAACCAGATTGTACAATTTCGTCAGCACGGCATGTGTAGGTACTATTAGAGGGGATAGAACGGTACTCAACGGTAAAGAGCTAGATATCTATTGCCCAGAAGAAGGCGTTGCAGTCGAGTATTGTGGACTTTACTGGCATTCGGAAAAATACAAAGAAAGGCTATATCACTACAACAAGTGGAATAGATGCAAAGAGTTGGGAATACACCTGATAACTATGTACGAGGATGAAGCAGGACCTAAAGCGGAAAATGCAATTCTAGCCATACTTGGGAAAAAGAATCGCGGACTCCCCGCGAGGAAGCTATTTATACAGGAAGAAGATGTATCTGTATTTCTGGAATCCCACCATCTTCAAGGCGCGTGCAGATCAAAGGTATCTTATTCTTTGAGGGATAATAATGGAATTGTTGCCTGTATGACCTTTGGAACACCGTCTCGGAAATCTACGCATGCGTGGGAATTGCACAGGTTCTGCACAGATGGTAAAACCCATCCCGGTGCAGCTTCTAAACTATTCTCCCATTTCGTAAAAACCCATGCGCCAGACACAGTTGTGTCCATGTCAGATCGCAGGTGGTTCACCGGTTGGATGTATGAAAAATTAGGGTTCAGTTGGGACGGAGAAGTACGTCCAGACTACTATTACATTGAACCGAATGGAAGAATCCGACACCGTAAAAGTGCGTTCAAAAAGAAGGCCATACAGAAAAAGCTCCCCCACGTGTGGGACACAGATAAAACAGAGAAAGATATGATGGAAGATGCTGGGTACTTGCGTATCTACGACTGCGGTAAAGATCGTTGGGTGTGGCGTTCCTGAACCATATATTATACTTGACACGCCGTAAAATAACCTGTACACCCTTAAGACTAGAGAGAGAGCACACCAGATATGAACACACTTTTCTTCGACACAGAGACCACCGGACTGGTGAAGGATAACTACGCCGCGACCGACCCGAAACAGCCCATGCCGATCCAGATCGGTATGAAGATCGACGCCGTCAATCGTCGTGAGATGATGGCTGCGAACTACCTGATCCAGCCGGACGGGTGGACGATGGACAAGAAGGCATCGGAAGTCACAGGACTGACCGACGCAATCGCGACGGAGTATGGAACGCATCTTGTGACCGGGGTTGAGTTCTTCCTTGACATGGTAAAGACGTGTGATATATGTGTCGCACACAATGCAAAATTCGACGTGACTGTGATGCGCCGCGCCGCATTCGTCTACTACGACATGATCGGAGAAGACTACGTCGATCCGTTCAAGGACAAGACGATCATCTGTACCATGCTCGCAGCCCTCGACATCGTCAAGGCCCCGCACAAGAGTGGCGGGAAAGTGCGCGGTCAATGGAAGTGGCCCAAACTCGAAGAGTGCATCAAATTCTTCTACAACGAAACTCTGGAAGGAGCGCACGACGCGCTGGTTGACGTTCGCGCAACCGGTCGCGTATACTACGAACTGCTGGACATGGGCGTGTTCAGTGGCGAATACAAATTCACCTGAGGAAAAACAATGAGTGTAACAATTCAACGGGCGACTCCGGTCGTCCACACAATCTCGCAAGACAATCAGGTACTTGCCAGTCAGGTCACCGAACTGATGAACATGGTCGCTCTGACGCGCGCAATGCAGGAAGGCTATCGCATGGCGTGCAAGGACAACGGGCTGGAAGTCCCTGAGATGGAAGACCCCCGCATCACCTACGGATTCGGAGGTCGCGCGTGACCGAGAAGACATATTTCGACGAGCTACGGGAGACGGGGGTTCCTGACACGATCCCGAAAGACCTGTTCGCCTTCGAAGACTTGTTTGATGAATTCTATGTCAAGGACTGCGGAAAGACGTGGTCCCACGACAGAAACGAATCTGTCGGTGCATCGGAAGCGTTCGGGTGCATGCGCAAGTCGTGGTTCGGCAAGCGCGGTAAGGATCATGGCTTTCTGCCCGATCCGGATTACCGCGATAGTTGGGGCGCTGTGCGGCGTGGGGACCTGATCGAGAACTATCAGGTCGTCCCGGCAATCCGATCTGGTCTGGCCCGTCGCGGTCTGGACCTGATCATGGAAGGTGAAGACCAGAAGACCATTGTGGATGGCGTTAGCTCTGCCACACTCGATGGCCTGATCATCGACCCGACCGGAGCCAAACTTCCGGTTGACTTTCTTGCGGCGTACGGGATCGAAGAAATCGACGAGGACAGCCTCGTTGTCGAGATGAAGTCCTTCGACCCAAGGATCAACATCACAGAACCAAAGGCGATCCACGAGGGGCAGACCCACATGCAGATGGGCCTCATTCGTGAGACCACAGATTACAAGCCGAACTACGCGGTCGTGATCTACATCAACGCATCGTGGCTCGACGACATCCGCATCTACGTTGTCCCGTTCGACGAAAGCATCTACCAGATCGGGCGCAAGCGGGCTGAGCAGGTTTTTGTCGAAACCGACCCCGCAATGCTTCATGCCGAAGGTAAACTGGATGGCATGTGTGCATATTGCCCTTTCAAGCGGTCGTGTGACGAAGTATCCGTATCACGGGTACCAGAGAAGCGCAAGGCCCTGACCAAAAAAGAAGAGAAAGATCAGGAAGGAAGTTATCTGGTCCAGCAACTGGACGAGAAAGTCCGCGCACACAAGGTTCTGAAAGGTGAAGAGAAGGCGTTGAAGCGGAAGGTCGAAGAGAGCAACGAAGACATCCGTCAGACACTGATCCGGTCCAACCAGAGCCGCGCCGTAGGGCACGGATGGAAGGTTAGCTACACCACCATCGCAGGCCGTAAGACCCTGTCGAAGGAACTGATGATCGAGGATGGACTCGATCCGGGAAAGTACATGAACGAGGGGTCTGGCTATGAAAAGCTGACCGTCACGATGGACGGGGCCTCAGAAGACTAAATCGTTACGACGATTGAAGAAATCGGACATTAAGGGGTTCCCCGTGGCCTAAATGTCTGGTATAACCTCCCACGGGTGATAAGCCTAGAATGAAAGAAAGAAGAAAGCAAAATGACGAATGCACTGACAAACGCCGCAGGCGGCGCAATGGCTGGTTCCGACAACTACAACCCGTTCGCAGATGCGGGCGCGGGCGCGGGCCAGAAAACCTACATGAAGTTCAAGGGCGCTTCCGGCGACTTCCTCCACGGCAAGGACGAGGAAGAGGTACCGTACGGCACCCAGTTCGCGGCCAACGTCGAACAGTCCAAGTGGAACTGGACATTCTGGTGGGAGGGCGAGGTCCTCGAAACGCTGGAAACCTTCGTGGCGCGGTCGCCCATGGAATACGACAACGAGCCGGACTTCCTGCCGGACGGCTACGATGGCGACATGTCGCTCGAAGAAATCCGTGTCGAGCAGGCGGATCGGAAGTCCAACTTCATGGATGGATGGTCGTGTCAGGCGGTGCTGGAAATGCGTCTCGTGGGCGGTCCTCTCATGGACAACCCGGAGCACGAGATGGCGTTCGGCGAAGAGTTCGTGATCAAGCTTAATCAGGGCGTCGCCCTGAGCGCGTTCCGGGCAATGCTGTCCTCCTTCGGGAAGCAGTACCGGTTCAAGCAAGGGCTGGTCCCGATCATCGAAATCGACGCCCGGTCCTACGTGTCCAAGAACAAGACGGTCGGGAAGCGGTACAACCCGATTCTCAAGATCGTCGGCTGGAAGTCCGAAGAGGAA